GCCCTGGCGGGCTCGAAACTCGTTCATGTAGCTGTCTTCGTTGGTGATTCGAACGCGCTCGTAGAAGTTAGCAAGGTCGGAGTATGCTTGAGCGTTGGCCGATCCCCGCGCTTGCTGGAGCGCGGCCCGAGTTCCCGCGTATGCTTCATCGACTGCGAGGAAGTTTCGGAACGTGTCCGCATTCACTGACCTTTGAGCGTTGAAGCGTTCGCTGGAGGAGAACATGCCGGAATCAATCGAGGATAGGTCCGCGCCTGCGCTTGCGGCGGTGCCAAAGTCGCGCGCTCGCTGATACCCGGCCTGGCTCATGCGATCGGTTTCGGCTAGGGCTGCATCAACGCCCTGCATTCGAGCGAGGGATGCCTGCTGGACAAGCTGCTCCGAGACTCCGAAAAGCTGCTGATTTGAGTATCGAGCTTGATCGAAGATTCCATAGCTCGCGGTGGTGTACTGCTCATCGGCCTCTGGCGTGCCCAATACGAGAGACCTTGAGCTTGCCTGCATGTTCGGGGACCAGTTTCCAAACTGGATCGACGTGTTCTTATTGCCAGGCTGGTGAGCCTGATAGGACCCCTCGCCGGGATTGCCGCTGAACCCGGAATAGTAGTTCGCGAGCGGCGATGTGTAAGCGTTCGAGTTGTAACTCGGTCCCTTGTTTGGCTGTGGCATTACTCAATAACTCCTGCTCTGCGAAGGTGGGCCAGTAGGGTACGCAAAGAGACTGCCTCTTCCGAGTCTCCTGTAGGGTCTTGAACGCGCCCGAGCGAGCGAATCCCAATCTTCCCATTGGTGAACGTGAGCGCCCGCTCGTCGACCTGCAAGCGAGAGAGAGCCTGTGAGGGACCCCGAGCGTCCATTCCTCCGTGGTTGCCACCGATGGCGATGCCGTCCCTGGAACTCAATCTGCGTGCCTCGTTCGTCTAGGGCCTTTTGGTTGGCCGTTGATTTTGACTTCCGTCACCGCACACCGGCTGCCCGGCGCTCCGTTTCGAATGCGCAGATAGCCGTAGTTCCCGGTCATTCTGTCCGGTGCCGCCGGGTTCATGCCTGGGCGTAGTGGGATCTGAGCGGATTTTAGGTCCTCGTCGAGAATGGCCGCATCTTCGGCCGGAATTAGCTCCGCTACGGCGCCATCATGCTCCCGATCGAGGGTAACCGCGAGTTCAGAGAAGGCGAATTGAGTGTCCTGCCCGGAAGGCGTTAGCGGGTAGATGACAGAGAAGTCTATCGGCTCTCCATCGTCATCGCTGGCATTCGGATCCCAAACGCGCGCCATGCCATCGGCGTACCCGAACACCATGCGTCGGTCTTGCGGAAGGTCTCCGTCGAGGGTCCCCACGCATGTTGGCTGCCTGGAGAGGACGTGCGTGTCCTCCCAGAACGAGAGGCGTTCTCGCTTAGTGTCGAGTACGTAATGCGACACGACGGACGGGGTTCCGCTGTACGGGATGAGGCAGAAATGAACCGTGTCATCGAGCCAGTTCCATTCAGCGTGAACGTAGTGCTCCGAAAAGTCGATGTTCTGCAAGCGCCGCTTTAGCCGTTTATTGCTGATCGGCCTCGGCTGCCCGCCAACCGGTAGGGCGTAGATTCCTCCAAAATTGGACATGAAGAACATCCGGTCCTCACCGTCCCAAGCCCAACACTTTCCGTAGGCGCCGCCCACGTTGCGAGAGGCTTCTGTGAGTTGCCCCCCAAACGTCGGTTCGCCCTGGATGTAGTGAATCGACTTATCCCCAAAGATGGCGAGTAGCGTGTTTGAGACTGGAGCTATCGAGTTGATGACGTCGGGCATTTCGCCGATGTCGAGCGAACTTGATCCCTTCCAGGCTCGTCCAGGGAATAGGGGCGTTGGCGTGATGTTTAGCTCGCTAGGTTTTGCGGACCGCGATAACTGGAGAAAGCCCGGCTTGTCGTCGAGCCTCGCCCATCCGAGTTTGCCGCGCCAACTAAAGTGGAAGTGTGCACGCTGAGGAACCATGCCGCCATCGGTTGCGACGTGAAGCGAGACTTCCCCGCTGGCCCCCGCCTTTGGGTCATAAACGTAGGTGTTTAGCTGATCCGTAATGTAGAGCTTGCCCTGGTGGCGCACGCCTTGAACAAAAGCGGCGCTCGTGTCGATCACTCCGCCTCCGCCGCTAATGGTGTCATAGCCGCCAAGGCCGTTATCCCGCTTGATGTCACCGTTGCACACAAAGATTCGCTCCGTTGTGCGTGGTGGTCGTAGCGAGTGAGTTACGCTTACCAGGCGTACCTTTCGAGCCGTATCAAAGTCGTCGGCCCCCCCGCCCGGCGGGTTTGGTAGCGACGCGATGTATGCAAACTCCTTACGCTCAATCACCGTGCTTCCGTAATCGAGGTCTTCCCTGGGAAGAGCTATCGCGTTGGCATAAACAACGTCGGCCGATGTAGCACTTGAGTCGTATTCGAAGTCCGAAGGTGTCCCGCTGTTTACGACGGTCATCGTCGGCGGGGTGGTGGCTCCGTTCCAGCTAGGGATATAGAAGCGTCCATCCTTGTCGACCGCCCCTTTTACCCTGCGATTTGTTGGCAGAGACGAGCCGAGCGTTCCGCGATAATCAAGCGCAACCGAATCGCCGGAATCGAGGTACTTCGCATAGTTGAAGCTCGAACCCGGTCCAAGACAGTAGATGTCTCCGTTGTCATCTATCTGTATATCAAATCCAATGGCGTCGGTATCGGTGACGGTCCAAACAAGCGAGAGGTCGCCGGTCGAATACTTCGAAAGCACTCCGTCTGTAGCTAGGAGGTTGCTGGGGTCTACCGAGTCCGGGTCCAACGGCGGGTTTACCGCGTATGGGTGAGCGAAGGGGACTCCCGATGCTGGCTGTGGTAACAAGTGCTGGATGCCGTACTCGTGAGCAAGTTGACCCTCGATTAGCTCAACTTCTGTATCTGTAAGGGCGCCGTGCGCTAGGTCTTTGCCTGCTGTCCCTGAGTCAATGTCAGTGAACGGATCCTGGATTATAAGACCGGTAAGCCCGGTCATATCTTCGGTAGGTCTCCCGATGTCGATCCCGTAGTAGGTTCCGGTATTGGCAGGTTTCGCGGCGATGTCGTCCCAGCCAAAGTAGATGTCGAGCCCGCCGTTGACTTGCAAAAGATCGGTCCCGTTGACGTGAATGTTTGCGGCCGTTCCTAAACCTGGAAGCGCAACTAGCGCGGCAAGCATCTGCGCTGCTGTGGCATTCCATGCGATTCCGGCGGTGGTCTCGTCGGCCGTCCCATCTGGGTAGTGAATCGTTAGTGTGAACGTACCGGCCGTTGCAAGGCTGATAATGTTGAGCTTCTGAGCCTTGGGACCAGTGCGCGGGGTGGAAAGGATTATCTCCTGGGTGATGTCGAGCGGATCGGGCCTTGCGAGGCAGATGTATCGGATGAGGTCGCCTTCGACGTGTCCATGCGAATCCCCGCCACCGGCTCCGGTGCCACCGGAATAGCCAAGGGTGACCGGATCGTCAGAAATTCGGACGGACCCCTCCCACCGATCAATAGGCATACCGTTGATTCGCAAGAAGCACCCGGTTTGCTGATCGCGAGCGGTGGTTGGATCAACCTGGTTGTCAATTCCGACTGCTATGATCGCGATGGGCGGCTCTGCGGCGTCGGCGGATGTGTTTGGCGCGTGTCGGATTCCGAGCAAGTCCCCTTCGCGGGGTTGCCTTACGTCGCCCGCTGTGTGTAGCGGTCCATGCGGTGTGTCGGCGGAGTTGAAGTCGCCCGCATTCTCGCGGATGTAGTCAAAGAGCGTGATCTTTCCGTCTTCGGCTGCCACGGTTAGCGACTCCGACTCGGGGCGATTAGCTACTAGGGCAAATCGAAGCGTTGCGTTGAGAACACTAGAGACGCTGTGTGCTCCAGACGCCACGGGGTTTTGCGCGATGATTGCCCCCCGCGATCCCGTCGCAGGTAGACGCACTACGAGGAAGAACACAAAAGCCGCGCTCGTTGAATCCGTTACCTTTGGAGTTCCGGAAGATCCACCATATGAGGGCCAAGGCGTTCGCTGTGCGCCGCCCCGGTCTCGATAGTCGAGGCTTTGGTTGTCGAGGCTTTGTAGCCCGGTGTCCGTTCCGTTGAACCGGATGCCCGGATAGTCCCCGAGGACGCGCTCGATGAAGGTCGGTTCGGTAAGGGTCCGCGAGTCCGTTCCCGTCCCCTGGTGTGACGCGGCGAAGTAGAACCCGCGTCCGAGCCCGTCAATGTCCGGTAGGTCGGTAACTGCGGTTCCATTTGCCTGGGCGGTAACGGCTGGGTCGATCTCACACCATAGCCGCCCCTGGGCGTTGTCGAGGTTGCGTCGCCACGTCCAGAATCCAGGCAGTTCCCCGAGTCCGGAAGTTTTGGATAGGCTCGGATACTTCGGATCGTAAAGCCTCTTCGTGTTTGGCTCGGACGATACGATGATTTCACCGATCGCATTGACAGCTAAGGAGTGGGCGGGGTATGGGACGACTCGCGAGGCTAGGACGTTCGGGAACGGGAGAACTTGGGTGGAGTCGACGGCAAAATCCGAGAGGATTACGAGGTCCGCCTTGTAGCGCGACGGTCGATTCTGGAGGAGGTACACAAATCCGTTTGCGAGATAGACATCCTCCACAAATCCGCCGGCGCTCCACTCCCCGGCAAGTTGCGGCCGCTCGACGTCCATTTCAGGATCAGAGATTTGCGCAATCCGCCAAACGCGGTTGTTTTCCTCGATCGCCTCCATAGCCAATGGATCGAAAGCTCCATCGGTGTAGTCCTGGTCGGCGCCGCTGGAGACGTAGAGGTTGTTTGCGTCGTCGATCTTTAGTGCGCGAACCGCGTGTGTTTCCTCAAGAAGTGGGACGGAAAAGCACCAAACGAGCGATCCATCCGCACTGATCTTCATCAGCGTGTCTTTGCCAAAAATCCAGTAGCTAGCCTCTTGAAAGTCGGTTACGACAAGGTTGGCCGCGCGGTTGCTGCTCCCGAGCTTCCATTCAGAGGTTCCCGCCATATTCGCGTCGCTAATCTTGGCGTAGTCAAGGACGGGGACGTCGTAGGTCAGGTCGGTCGCCATCCGTACGGGGTGCACACCGGCGACCTCGACGGGAGGGGTGGCTGTAGAGAAGTTTGTGAGGCCAGAGCGTTGCGCAATCCCTTCGCGGCCAGAGGGCGGGTCCTCAGCGCGGCAGTTGCGCGCTTCTCGGGTAGTCCCCGGCTCTTGCTCGGAGTGGGCTCGATTTTCGGATAGACCATCTAGGGGGGCTCCAACTTTCACTAAATGTCACCTACTGTCGAATCTGATCCCCAGTCGCGAATCATGGTTCCGCCGCCAATGTGACCGCCTTCGATTTCCCCAAACTGCGCCTGAGGCTGGTCATCTCGCGCGGCGGCCGCGAACACCACTCCCGCCTTGATCTGCGCTAGGCGCTCGTCAAGAGTTCGGAACCCCTTGGCGTTTACATTTTCCTGCTGGTAGTCCGCGACATAGGCGCGAAGAACCTGGAGGTAGAGTTCATCCATGAACTCAAAGATGTCCACTTCGTCAGCGTCCGAGGTAATCTCCTGCCAACCACTACGGTAGACGATGGAAAAGGCGTCGTTCATCGTCGTCGATACGGTCCTATCTAGCTTTAGAACCCATGACTTGATTCCGCCATTCACGCCAGGATTATCCTTCGCGAAGACGGCCCCTTTGTAGGTGAATCCGGATCCGCTCACGGTGCTCTCCCTGAGCTTGAGCAACTCAACATCACCTACGAGGCTAACGGCGCCGATGATGGACTCCGTAGCCTTCTGCGCTTCGATTTTGTGAAAATCAGCCGGAAGCAAAACCTCGTCAGAGCCCGCGATGAGATCGAGCGTTGCCATCCGCCGTAGATAGAACCAGTTGCGCATCCCGGTCATTACTCGGCCTGCGCGGTTCATCAAGGCAAGCTCGCCCCCTAGCAACGGATCAACCGGAGCGTTGTTGAGGGCGTGCTGAATAATGCCTTTGCAGGCTTGGGCGGAAAGAGCCATTAGGCGCCGTGGTAGTAACCAAAGTGGTTTTCGGAGAGCCCCATAAACAAGCCAGGGATGAGACTTATGGTGTCGTCGGCGGCGGCGGCGTCCGGCAGAAAGATCCCCCTCCGCTCTGCATCAATTCCCGATGCCTGTACGTCTCGAAGACCTAACATACCTTCGTAGGTCGGGTCTTCATTGAGTCCTAAGATTCCGGGCCATGTGTCATCAGGGAGAGTGGGTGTAGCCGATGGACCTACGCCATAGATAAGGCTGACGCTTGCTGCTGACTCGGCGGCGCTCACGTGGACTTGAACGTGCTCGACGTATCCCTGCATGAGCCACTTGCCGATATGTCCCTCGGAGAGCGAATCGTCCAATAAAACACCAAACCAACCCTGTTTGTTGTTGGAAGCTGCAAAAGCCCCACCGAGCGGACCCACCATTCGTGAGAGTCGGTAATTGGGGCCATCACCTTGAAGCGAAGAGAGGGTAGACCCGGCCGATGCTCCTAAGATATCAACAGCACCGACATACCCTTTGGTGATAGTGCCGCCAGTCTTGTTGACAAAGTTAGCGATTCTCGTTTCGAAGTTGATCCCAAGGGACCCCGTTACATCTGCATCCATATTTCGATCCTTTTGGTTTTAGGTGGTGAGCCGAGACGGGACGAATCGCCCCGACCCACCAAACGACAAATACTAGGGTGCGGAGTAGAAGCCGAACGACGTCCCCGGAAGACCGAGGAAGAGGCCGGACAATAGCTGCGCCGTGTTTGCGGCGTAGGCAACCTTTCCGTCTGACCGGAAGATTCCGCGACGACGGGCGTCAACGGCTGCTCCCTGTGCATCTCTCAGGCCAAGAGAGCCGACGTTTCCGGCGGTCTCGTGAATTGAGTAAGACGGATACTCCGACACCGGATCACCGGGCCAAAGCGTTGCGAATGCGTCGTCGGCGGTAGAGACGAAAGTCTGAACCTCCGCCGCGTAGCCCTGCAACAACCAAGTTCCTGTGGCGCCGTCAGCCAGAGCGTCGTCCAGCAAAACGCCGAAGAACCCCTGATTGATTTCACGCGCTGCGTCGCCACTAGCGTTAGCGGCAATCATTCGACCAAACGGCGATGTCGGGCCGTCAGATGCTCCGACATCGGCCCCGGTTGACGTGCCATAAACGTCGATGATTCCGACGTACCCTTTGGTAAGGGCACCGCCAGTCATGTTGACAAAATCGCTAACAATGGTTTCGAAATTGAGACCAAAGGCGCCTTGCACTGCTGAAATACTCATAGTCAAAGACCTTCCTTAGCCGGAGTAAGCGGCGGTTGCCACGGCAGCGCCGGTGGGGTAGACGATCGCGCCGAACTTCCGGCGGGAATTCACAAAGTAGTTACCCCACGAATCGACCACCATGATTTTGGTGAACGGTTGGCGGGTCGGCGAGAAGGGCTGCTTCTTGAGGAAGTAGCGGTCTTCGTGCCATAGGCGCTTGCCGTAACGGACGTTCATCACGTAGAAGCGCGGGCCAGCAATCGTGGCAGTTGCTTCCGATCCGAACGCGGTTCCACTGGATGCACTGTGCAAGAGAGCGTCGTCGAGCGACTCACAGTAAGAGACCGGCATTCCTCGGAACATCGGGTCCGGGTAAGCCGGGTCTTGACGGTTGCCAAGTAGCAATTCGTTGGCGACTCGCAAGCCGTTCTCATACATAGTGACGCCGTTGAGCGACGCTGCGATGAACGTGGGCTTGGTGTCCGGATCGCTGAACTCTTTGCCGTGGGGCATTTGTTCCCAGTTCATCGAGCGCCAGGTGCGCGTGAGTGCGGTGAACAGGTTGCGGGTCTGAGTCACAACGTCCGGATCTGATGCGCCAAGTCCAGTGTAGCTTTGCTGCGTCGGAACCCACTTCGGGTAAGTGACGGGCGAAAGTTGCTGGATGGTGCTCACGCCGGGCGCGAGTCCGTTGGCGAACTCGTTGATGAAGTGCGGGATGGACTGCGGCTTCTTGCCACCGGAAGTCTCCATTAGAGCGGAAGGCTGCGCCCATGCGTCAGCTTCCTCGCCGTTAGAGATGTCCGTCCAGAGCTTCATCATCTTGGACTTGTAGAGCTTCTTGAAGATCTTTTTCTGCGCCGACTGGCGAAGACGTCCGAAGTTCAAGCCAATCTCGTGATCCGTCCATGCAACGCTTGCGGCGGTGAAGGTCCAGGGAGCTTGGTGCTGAGTGAGGATGTTGACTAGCTTGTAGTTCAACGCCTCGTTCGGGTTGTAGTGTTGCCGTGAAGACGTGCCATCGAAGAAGATGTCGTCGCGGATGGATTCACCACCGTCGATCATGTCCGACAGGTCGCGTCCCGCCCGCATCCGCTTGGTGATGAAGTTGCGGAGACTGACTTCGTTGACGTAGGTTTCTTCGTTCGTCGCAAACTTGGGCGGCGTAGTAAACATGAGGTCCGTGAGGACATCAACTGGAGAGCCGACAGCCATATTAGTACCCCTCCTTTGGGGCTAATAACTGGATTGTGTAAGGACCGCTACGCTTAGATCAGACCGCGAGCCGACATCGACTTCTCGATATTCGATTCGAGAAGGCTCGCATGAGACTCTTTCTCTTTTCGATTCGATCCGGATGGACGGTCGGGGTTTCCGTATCTTCGCGACGCGGAGTTTCGTTTCGCTTCCTCGGGACTTGGAAGGTCTCTGCCCGGTCCAGAATGGATCCTCACGGCATCCGCCAGCGCGAGTCGGAGATTCCCCGAGTACGCTGGAGATTTCAGGAGGTCGACCGCTTTGGCTTCGACGTGTTCCCACTTCTCAAGGCTTTCGAACTGCGGATAGCGCCCGCTATTCACAAGTTCAGATCGGACCGACTCCCCGACGTTTTGGGCTAGTTCGCCACGCATAAAGGCCACTTCGCTTTGAAGCGGCGAGAATTGCGAGGCGACCGCCTTTGCGATCGCGTTGCCAAATCCTGCAATGGCTTTTTCGGCGTCTTCGTCTCCAGCGAGACCTAGATGCTCAAGAAGGGCAGAATTATCAAAGTTGAGGTTGTCGGGTCCGGGTTGTTCGTCGCTCGGCTCTCTACCGCGCGAAGACTCCGTTCCGCTCTCTCCTTCGTCATTCATGGAGGCGTTGCCCCCCTCTTGACCTAATCGCCTTGAAAGCTCGTCATTTGCCTTCTGCACAGGCCGTATGGCCTCTGCTTGGGCGAGAATCTCCGATTCGTCCATCTTCTCGATGAGCGAGTCGGAAATCCTCCCACGGCGCAACACCTGGAGAGCGTCCGCCAATGCGGCGGCTTCCTCTTCCGATCGTTGCGCCTCTTTTCCAGCCCCAGCGTCACCTTCGGAGCCAACGTCACCACTGTCCTCGGAGGGATTCGCCTTGGAGGCCCTCTCTTGTCGCGCTTCGATTGGGTCGTCCAGGGGTGCCCTAAAGCTCCCTGGATCTCGTTCAGTGCTTTCGTCGCTACTGGGATCGGAATGCCCCTCGCTCCCGTCGCTAAGAGAGGAGAAGTCAATATCGGCGAGCGCGTCAGCTAGTTCAGCACTCTCCACTTCGGGGGCATTTTTGTCGTCCATGCCCCATCTGTAACCCAGTTGGGGGGTACTTGTCCACCCTTCTAATCCAGGACGTCCAATCCGGACCTCTTGGCCCCCTCACGCTGCTCGTGGCGGTTCCTTGGGCACGGGCGCCCCTCGCTGTCGTAGTGGTCGAAACCCGGCGTGTACGGCGCCAACTGCATTGACGGGCCGGACATCGACTGCTCGACCGAAAGCGATGGCATCGTTATCACGCGGGTCCACAACTTCCCATCAACTTCCATGGTCTCCCCGAACCCCACAACCTCGCTCATGGGTATATCGAATTCGGCCGATTGGTTGTCTTCGTCAACAAACAGGTAAATAGCCATCAGCTAGCCGCCTGCCTCTGGCCGCCTACGCGCCCTTGCCCGCTTGCGATGGATAGCCCTTGCCCGCCGGTAGAGATAGGGCTCTGTGTGAGCCCTGGGCTCTGCAACCCCGCCGCCCCGGCTGATCCGGGCAATCGCGGCCCTGGAGTTCTGCCCCCTTGGCCCGAGCCCCACTGACCCTGGATGACGTTGCCGCCTGAGCCTACCTGCCCGCCGTAGCTCGGACTCCGTTCTAGCTCTGGGGTCTGACTTTGGACAAGCATTCCGTACTGCTGCTTCTGTAGCTCCTCGAAAAGCTCCCAGTCAATCCGCTTGGACATCTTTGGCAGGCCAAGAGCCTCGGCCCCGTCGTCGATAATATCGCTCGCGGACAACTCGGGGTGTGCTCGGAGGAATGGCATTATCCCGGCCAGCCAACCATAGAACTCCATCATGGCTTGCCGTTCGCGCTGATTACCCCTGCGACTCATCGACTTGGGGATGATCTTGACCTTGGACGTAGCAACGATGAGGGACTCGGGGTCCTTCTTTCCACCCCGGAACCACGTAGTTCCCATCTCCAGGATGGGCTCTCCATCCGGTCCGATCACCGGGTAGCCGTCTTCGTCGATCGCCTGCTCGGGTTTGTAGCCTAATGCGAGTGCGCTCTCCTGGCTAAGAGGGAATAGGACGTCTTCGTGTTGTTCTAAATACCACGCAAGCCCCTCAATCAAGTCTTGTGTACACGCGTACATGCGCTTCTCGATCCACTCGAATCGCACGGAACCGTTATCCTCAGCCCGAACGTTCTCCGTAGCCGTGGCCTTACCGGTGACTACACCGCGTTGAAGCTCTCCGAGCCCGCTAATGTCATCTAGCTCGGACTGCTCACGCTGCTCCTGGATTAAGTTCTGATCCGAGATTCCGCCAATGGCAACACTGGCGACATCACTGCTGGTAAACTCCTTGGTTCCGTAAACGTAGTGGTGTTTTCCGTCCCGGATCTTTTGCACTAGTCGCGGATCCTTGTCATTGACAAGAACCATCTGCTTGAAGTTTCGCGCGCTCTGAGTGTTCGCCGACGCCGTGAGCGCAAGCGAGTCCGCCTGCTCTTGCGTTGCGGTTAGCGTCCCGAAGAACGTCGCATACCCCGGCGCATTGTGAACCCCAAAGCGGTAGATGGGGCCGCATTCGGGTCCAAAGAAATCACGAGGCGGTCGAAGCCACTCGCTATCTTCCTCGACATTCCCCTTTGCAGGGATCACGTAAAGGACGCCGTGGTAGCCCTTATCGGGGGTGTTTTCGGGGTTGATCGGTTTAGCGTTCTTGACCCAGACGGTTCGCCCGTAAACGTCGCCGCGCTGATTGTCTACCTCTCTTGGTCCCCACGCCATAGAGTCGTCATTGCTGTCGTCGTCAGCGCCCATCCCATGAATGAGGTCGAGATTCCACCCAATTGACGGATCGTTCCGCGCCTCCTCAAGCAACTCCGCCTTTGAGCGTCTCCAGTCATACGCGATAAATCGAGTCTCCTCCAGAGTTGTGGCGTTGGGGTCTTCCAATACCCTGGATGGTGGCAGGTCATACACGCATGGCCGCATGGGGGCGCGTTTGGTTTTATCGCGACCATACCAGCCCGCGATTGGTGGCACATCGACAACCGGCATCCCGCCGATCTCCTCCATTGCAATCATCACGTAGCCGCACGTCCACTGAGCGTTTAGCATTGGGCCGCGAGCTAGGAACGAGGCAAGCTTTAGGTCATGGATCAGTTGGTTTGTCGCTGTTTTTTGCAGAAGAAGGTCGCGCTCGGTTACTCCAGGGGCGATCGCCTCAGTGTCGACGCGAGGATTCTGCCAGGCAATTTCGGGGATAACCCTGGTGTTCCACGAGAAGGCAAAGTTTTTAGGGTTGGCTGCCTTCCGCTTCACGCCCCCTCCCGAGCGCCCACGGAAGAACTTGCCGTGGTACTCGGAGATTTGTCGCGGCCATTCTGCGAGCCTGCGTCGGCGCTCTTCGATCGCGGGCTCTAGCTCCGCAATCATCGTCGAAGCGTTTTCGTACCAATTGGAACTGTCGGTCTCGCTCATGGCTTAGTGGGGTGGGTTGTTGCCTTTAGACTCCCGCGCCCGTGTCAACGAGTGCAGGTATCGGTCCTTCGCTGTCATCGTACTCCAGGACGCACAAAATCTCGTCCTGGTCGATCAAGTGGTAAGTTTTCCGGCCTTCGCCCATATCAATGTCGAGCTTGAAGCATTTAGTTAGGTGCCCGAAGAGTATTCGATCCCCCACCGATGCAACGGGCGGAATATGGTGCCCCGCAAAATCGTGGCCGCCTGCGCCAATGCGTACAACCGTCCCCGTGTTGATTTGATCCTGGACGCTCATGGGGAGCATGATCCCCCCTGGGGTAGTGTCGCTGGCATCTGTCAGGATTAGCGCCGAATCGGGGCCAGGGTTTACCCCGGTGAGTTTGCGCTCGACGGTTAGGGTTTTGGGGGCGTCGTCGTTTAGGTTTACATCAAATCCCATGGCTTAGATCCATTCTTGTTCTGCTTGTCGTTCTAGGTATTCGTCCATCGAGAGTGGCTGCCCATCGTCCCCGTAGAGTTCGCTTTCGTCGACTCCCTGGAACGGCTCCTCGCCATGTAGAGTGGCTTGGTGATCGAGCACTTCTCCCGCCGTATCGTTCTCGAACATAGCAGGCCCGGCCCGTTGGGAGTAGTTATTCGTTGACGCGAATCGGTAGGCGTATCGCGTTGTATCGCACCCATCGTCGTGCTGGTTGCTTGCCGGTCGATCAGGGACCCACATATCAAGGTCCCCGTCGTCCGGCTCTGCCAGGACGTAATCAGGGATCTCCTCCACGTCACTGAGCGGTAGGCTCTGCTCCTCGCGGAGCGTGTCAGGGCCGCCTACGGGGGAACCGTTATCTTCGTCGTCCGGGTCCTGGACATAAGCTTCCTGGGGGTCAACAAAGAAGATCCGTCGCACCCCAGAGCCATCTCGGAACCCCGTTCGAACTCCGTCGATGCCGCCCATGTCGCCGCCCGAGCCTGCGTCCGCCTTCTTTTTGTTGTCGGCGTTGATTGCCACCCATTCGCCGCCATGCTTGCCTATGGCTCTATTGAGCGACTCCGTGGCGTCTGGGCGGGACGGGTCCACCACGATTCTAGCGAGGTTGTAGCGGGTCTGGAGCTTGGCGGCGACCTTGGCCCACCAGTCGATTGTCTTGTGCGTGCGATAAACGAGCGCGACGCGATACATCCGGAACCCAACGGGGGGCGGGAAGTGCTTGACGCCCCATATCTGCATCACGCCCGCGTGAGCCCAACCCCAGTCACATGCTCCAAAATACCAGTCGAGCGGGGTTTCCTGCGCTGGATCCTCGTGCCAGCCTGGGACGTCGCGGCGGGAAATTACATTCTCGGCCTCGTCGAAGGTTTCCCAGACTTGGCCGGATTGAGAGACCCACCATCCCTTGAATCCACGGGCTAGGCGGTTCCCGGTGAGGTTGAGCAGGGTTCCTTGGACGTAAATTTCCCCCTGCTTCGTCCAATCTCCGCGCTCGAAGTCGTAATACTTCGGGTTCATCCAGTGACGCGATCGAAAGATTTTCATCTTCCTTGTTCCGTCCTTGTTTCGCTCGTGCCTGGAACGCTTGTACAGGTGGTGCCCCCGGTGCGCGGGGTTTGTGTCGCAGGTAAGATCCGAGAAGCGCGTTGAGAAGCGCCGGATGCGTCCGAGAATTTCCTCGATTTCGTTTCGCGTGCTTTGGTGCGATTCGAAGTAGGTGGCGAAGTCAAACTCGCCGGATCGGAGCGCGAGGGGGTCATTCATCCCCACGAGGGTTATCTCGGACCCGTTGGGGTAAATGTAAGTCTTCCGCCCCTGCCTCGTGGCACCCGGATTCCTCCACGGAAACCCCGGCGCAACATCGTCCTCGAATCCCTGGAGCACGGTGTTCCGAAGGGAAACTAGCGTTTTTCGGATCCATAGGCATCTTAGTCCTGGATTTGCCTTTAGGCGCTCGTGGTCTCGCGTGAGAACGAGGCGTGTCTTACCCGTCCCGAACGGACCCTCTAGGATCTTCTCTCGATGCGTCGAGTTTAGGAACTCTGCATGAGCGCCGATCGCCTTGAAGCGAATCTGTCGGACCCTGGGGGTAGCGGGGAGAACTAGGCCGCTAATCTAGGCCCCCTAGCTTTGGGATTTGGCCTTCTTTGCGGGCTTCCCCTGAGCCGAGTCGATCAGGTGTTGCACGGACAATAGAGCCCGGCCCTCGACCTGCCCGCATTCGCGCTCGATTCGAGCAATCCACTCGATGAGGCGCTGAATTTCGTGCGCTTCTGGATCGGAGAATTTCAGGGAGCCCTCAACGTGAAGCTTTAGTTCCGCAAGAAGGGAGAGAGCCCTGGCAACCGCTGAGGGGTTGTTTGCGGCGTCCGCAAGTTGCGCTTCCACAAGCTCGATGGAGTTCAGAAAAGCGCCCGCTATGCGGAGCATGGAGGTAGTTTCGGCGTTGCTCATGTCGTCCCTTTACGTCGTAATTGGCCCCATGGTGGAGACCATTGAAATGTTGTAAACCAGGAGAATCCGGGAGCATTGAAAGCCTAAGGCCGATGTTCCGGCCACGCGGCAATCAATCTCATATTCCTCGCGGTAGACGCGGAGCCCATCATATTTGTCGTTCGAAAGCGAGTCCCACTCCACCACATGGCTGAAATTCGCGCCCACGGGGTCGTTCACGTACCCCGGCCCTTGCACTGGGGTTGAGAGGACTACCTCTGAAACAAGCGTGTATGGACCAGGGGACGGCGCCAGAAGGGTATCTTCGATGACCACCGTAGGGCCTTCCCCGATTCCTGCTATGGCCCGGAACTTGACCGTATCAACGTGGGATGGCAGAACGAGAGTCTGCTGGATGTCGTTGTGCCGGAGCGTCGCAAAACGCGGAGAGTCTTCGCCCTTCCGCATTCGGACGTTGTAGGTCTGCTTGTGGAACATTCCTCGACCCTAGACCTATGACGGCCCGCGATCAAGAGTCGAACACTTCCAGCAGGATGCCGTAATCGGCGGCGTAGATGTCTGTAATGTCCTTGCCTTGGTCGGTGAACACCACCCCGGAACCCTGGGGCTTCATCCACCCCCTATCAACGAGCGCGGCGGCGGCGTCGGATGGGAGGTCAAAGTGATTATCCTGGGCACTTTGGAAGCGAGAGATAACCAGCCAGCCCCTTGCGGCGTCGTCATTCATGGCAGGTCCACTTCATGTTCGGCGGCGTGAGCCCCAATCCCGGCGGCGACGTTCAGTAGCGCCTCGACGCGCATGAGCCCCTCGATATTGGGCATGTCACCTTGGTCAACCATTCGAGTCACGAGCGTTAATTGCTCCCAGAAACCCTCAAGCACCGTTTCAGAGGAGAGGATTGGATTTCCCGACTCCAGGCTCCAACCAGCGGGTTCAGCCTCGTCGATCCATTGGTCGGCTAGGCTGTTCGCCCATTTAGCGAGAGCTTCCTGCTTCTCTTGGATTTCATTCGTCATCGGGGTCCATCTCCGTGTCCTCCTGGGTGATCCGTATCAACGTCCCTTTGAACTTACCACGGAATTGCGCGGCCTTTAGCCTGATATTTCGGTCGTTATCGACGACGCCGAGTGACTCCAGGGCGTCGCCAAGGTCTTTGAAGCTACCGGAAAGATTGTCCTCGTCCATATCTGGGCCGGATGTCCGATACCGGACGTACTCGCAGGTTACCTCGCCGACAAACTTCGGAAGCGGATCGCTGGTTGTTCCTTTGTGCGTCGCGAAGATCAGGTTCCTCGCAATCTTCTTGTCTCGCGCGGTCTGCCGCCAATGTCGGCGAGCCCGCCCCCTGGGTCCGTTCTCGCCTTTGGCATGGTAGTTCGACAGGAACACTTCCCACGTTTTCATTCCGCGCCCCCTCCTATCACAACAAATTTGATGTCCAGAGCCGTTGCTTCCATTGACTGCTCGGTGAGCATCTCTTTGATGCGACCCTGAGCGCACACCTCGGCTTGTCGTCGGATCAAGTCAAGCGACGATCCACTGTGGAACGGTTCGTCAATTTTGAACTGGATTGAAACGGTGGCATAAGCTTCAACGCTTACGGTTTTGCTTTTCATTCCGCGTCCCCCGATTCCGCGTCGAGGAGTTCGGTTGCGTGAGGTGTGATCCACCGTTCGTTAAGTGTAGCGTCTTTTATCAACGCATCCCTCAGCGCCTTCACGCCGCGCTCGTAGCCGCGCTGCTCGGCGGCGACACAGATTGCGCATGGCGTCATGTTTCCGAGTTCGGGCTGGTGAGCACATCCTCTGTGCAGTTTCATCGCTCGCCTCTCCCTATAAGCGACCTATAAGTCGCGTTGATAATTGATAGTTGGTAGTTGGTAAGCCAGGCAGGATTCGAACCTGCAACAATCTGATTAGAATTCAGGTGCTCTATCCGTTGAGCTACTGGCTCTTGTTTTTCGTTACTCATCGCTCGCCTCGGTTCGGGTGTTGGCGTCTTGTCGGATCAACCCCAGATCCTCAAGCCAGTCTTTACCTGCTTGCGTGAACCATCCGGTTCGAGACGTGACTCCATATTCCCAAAA